ATCGGCTGATAAAGATGACAATGATCATATTGTTTTACATAATATCCCATTTTTGTATAATAAGACAACCTACATATACTACTAGATTTATTCATAATAATAAGATATTAAAAGTATTGTCTATATTGTAAATAAAGGTTAATATAATAATTATATGTCAAAGATTAATATAATTACTTCATTGTGTCGAAAAGGCGGTATTGGGCATCGTGGACATATACCCTGGACCAATTCTGTATCATATACAAATATGTTTCATCGATTAACCCGCGGAAACGGTAATAATGCGGTGTTAATGGGCGGCAATACATATAATTATATATGGAGTAGTCAATATATGCCATTTCCTGGAAGACAAACATTAATATGGTCGAATAACCGATTGAATGATGATTTGAATCATTGTCAGAAGACGGAATATATAGATAATTTAGATAAAGTTGTATTAGGTAACAAGTATGACGAAGTTTGGATAATCGGGGGAGAAACAATGTATTCGCAAATTGTAAAAGACAACATATCGATACAAAACATTTATTTAAATTATGTAGATAAACATTATAATTGCGACCTGTTTTTTCCTTTTGAAATATTTAATAAAAAGGATACATTTAATGTCATCGACATACAGAGAGTAAATGGTATAAATCAATACTTAATGAAAGTTGATCGTAATACACCCGATATTATCATGTAAGAGTAGTTATTGTTAAAAGGTATAAAAATAATATTCATATCTATTATATCATGAATATTATTTATAGCGGGATTTTATACAGTTTGTTACCCGCGTTTTTTTTGGTGTCATTGTCATACATAAACTCCTCTCATGGTGAATTAATTTCAGTAGTCAAGAACAACGAAATGCCGTCGACTGACATGGTAGATGCGGCTGATCTATATGTATTTGCTTACATATGGGAACCGGAAAGTTGCTATGAAAATCCTTCATGGGTACAATGTAGTGACCCACAATCTTTCTGGGGAACCAATTTTGTTATACATGGATTATGGCCTCAATACTCTTCGGGTGGTTATCCATCAGAATGTACAGACGTGCCATTTAATGAGGATGTAATAGCAAATATCGGCATAGACACTATGAATCAGTATTGGCCTAATGTCAAGTCTGAACCAAGTGATCCAAACTACAATTCATTTTGGCAACATGAATGGACAAAACATGGAACATGTACGATACTTACACAAGAATCTTACTTCAATACAACCATCAATTTAAGCAGGACATTTGGTACACCAAGCATAATAATTTCTAATATAGGAAAAACAGTATCAGCGTCATTGATTCGCGACTCTTTTGGCGGAACGAGTATGGTTGCCTTACAATGTGAAAGTGGTCAATACTTGTCGGGTGTATTCACATGTTGGTCCATATCTACTATAGATGGTAGCCCCGACAAACAAATCATATGCCCGACTGATGTACACAACGAAGACACATGCTCTAACGATGAAGTCATTATACCAGGGTTTATATGATTAATATAGTTTTTTATTTTATAAATAATTGAAGTATGTAATGTGATATTACGATCATACAATATCACATTACATAACACATGAAGGCTGAAGCTTATTTACAAGACATTGTGTATAATAACACTATACCATATATTCCACCTATTACATGTGGTAAAGTCATTAAAGTATATGATGGAGATACAATCACCATCGCAACCAAATTACCATATGATGACTCTCCTGTATACAGATTTTCAGTTAGGATCAATGGAATAGATTGTCCCGAAATGAAAACACACGACCATAACGAATATGTATGCGCAAATATAGCAAAACAAAAAGTATGTAATATGATTTTCAATAAAATTATTCACTTGAAAAATGTAAAACTAGAAAAATATGGGCGCATACTCGCAGATGTATATTTACAGGACATTTCAGTAGGCGAAATGTTATGTAAATGTAACTTGGCGGTGAAATATGACGGTGGAACCAAAAAATCTCCCAAAGATTGGCTAGAATATTATAACAATTGCGATCATACACAGACAAATAAAGTTGATAAACAAACAAAACAATCTATTTGGCATAGATTAACCAATTTTATGATGGGGTGTACTAGATTGACGGATGAGGATAGTAGCAAAATATAGTAAAAATAGTGACATATAATGCCATACTAAATACTGTAATTACGACATAAAGTATTATTATTATATAATATATTATTGGAATGGAAATGGAAATGGAAAACTATCTATCTCAACCGGATAGGTATTATGTAAAGCATAAAGTGGAACATAGCGAATATTTTATGCAAAAATATGTTCATCAATTGAATATTGTAAATGTACCAGAGATCATTAGATACGACGAGAGAAATAAAATTATGGTAATGCTGAAAGTAGGTAAGAATAACTTGTCAGATAATTATGGTGAAAATGCCACAGATGTACCGGAAGAATTATTCGACACGGTTATTAAAATAGTTCGTACTCTTGTATTACATGGAATAGAATATCCGGATTTAACCGGATATAATTTCGTAGAAGACACAAATATATATGGTAAAATTTGGATAATTGATTTCGAACATGCCAAAATTGCGATATCCAAAAAAATTACAAATATTCACATCATAAATATATGTAATGGTAAACAACTATGGAATCCAGACTTTAAATAAGTTCATATCACACCGCAATCAAATATGTAAACACGGTCAGCATATAACATATGGATCTAGCTAGCTAGACAGGAATACTGGGAACACCTGAGATAACATCTTTTTGGTCAAGGTGGTTAGTTTTGATGGGTAGAATTCGTGTATACATCAGTACACTATATCTATACCATATACATATAAAAGGGATTACCATGATAGCTCCAAATATAATATACGCATACACCATCAATGGTTGACAACATTCGAGGTGACTGTGTGAGCAACAATATTTATCATCGTTATTTAGACACGATACCTCGTGGTTTTGTTTTTCATACCAATAACAATTACTACTACTTGGCATACTATAACAAATATCATAACACAAGTCTATTTGAATATTATTTACACTCGGCTCTATAGTAGGGATTAAACGAACATCTAGTAATTCAACAATACAATCGGTGATATTTGAAGCACAACAGTCGTACATTCCACTATTTCGTTGACATGTATATATATTATTACACATATATCGAGTATATCCAATCGAAAAATTACAGTTTATATTATAGTATACCTGATCTCTACCGCATGTATTTAGATCTAAACAAGACATGATGATATAAGCATTAAATGATATATTATGGTATACATAATATATCATATCAATTTTCATAAATATTCATAAGGAATATTAGTTGGAAAAGATGGAAGTAATTACACTACATTCTCCGGCATCGAAATTAGCGTTATAATGTATTTCAGATGGCATAGTGCTGGACGAATTATGATAAGTAAAAAGCCAAGACAGAGATGCTTGAGTAGCTCCGTTCTGAATACAATGATAAATTTTATCTTCAAACTGAGCATACGCTCCACGATTGATGGAAAGTTCTTGTGGAAAAATATTGATGGGTTGATTGCCATAACCTCCTAGACGGTTGGCCATGATATGCCCGGCATCACAATTAGATGCCCCGTCGTCTTCAAGCATGCGTGAATATTTTTGTGTACAATCTGTTGTATCGGTACCCTTATCGAGAGAATCTATAGATACAATCCCTTCAGCGGATGACACTACCGGATGACCATTTTGTTCAATATAGTTGTAATGGATAGTGGAATATCCGCCACCCATTACTAAAGTATTTATGCCTATAATTGGACATTGAACCGTGGTACACACGCATGTACTTGTGTCAACCATAGCACCTGATACAGAAGATAATGATACTAACCCAATAATAATGGAAGCAACGAAATTGAACATAATATACTTTAGGCCAACAAAATAATATTCAAATCTGTATATACATGAATTTATTATTGTCTGGAGGATTAACCATCATACTATCATTACTGTCTAGTGGATCCGCGACAGAGCAACTGTCATTTAGTGGGGGAGGCTCATTTGGGGCAGTAGAAATCGGCATATTAAAAAAAATCAGAGAAAGTTATCCAATTACTTACGATATGTATACTGGAATATCAGCCGGAGGATTGAATTCTGGGTTTTTATCGCATTACGCGGATATAAATGATGGTATTGTTGAAGCTGAAAAAATATATTCTACACTACGAAATAAAGATGTGTACGAAATATTACCAGAGACGGGGTGTTCTTTATTGAATACTAAGCCGTTACATAAAACATTAACAAAAATAATAGAGAATATGGGAACTGAACCAGTGATAGACACCATGATTGGGGCAGTAAATTTACATAGTGGTAATTTAGATATTTACAGATACAATGATAACATTACAACGGAGGATAAGGTGTTATTACTGATGTCTACCTCTGCTATACCAGTAGTCTTTCCACCAGTAAACTATAATAATTCAGTTTATGTTGATGGTGGAACATTGAGTAACGAGTTATTAGATATTGTTCATTCGAGTGATTATTTGAATATAACATATATATCCCCATATGGTGTTATGAATGAAAACGATGATCCATTAAAATCAATAAAGGCTACTGTTTTGCGTGTTTTTAGTATAGTAAAGAAAAATTTCAATAACCCATTTACCCGATTAAACCACAAGTGTGAAAAATCATATGGTGAAATAAATTACTATTACATAGATGATGATTTATTAAAGGATTATAACATGTTAAATTTTGATAATGGAAATAAGCTAATATCTATAGGATATAATAATGTAAAAAATAAAAAATATACACTATGTTAGGATGTTTATTATATCATTTTTAGTTTTTTAGTTTTTTAGTTTTTTAGTTTTTTAGTTTTTATAATTTACAATAATCTTATTCAGCTTCATCTTCTTGTTGTTCCACCCTATCATATTCGTTCCTCATGTAATCCCACATGAATTTTGCCAATTTTGCGCCACCGGCGACATAGTCAGTGGGAACTTTATTAATTAGTTTACCCATATAGACTTCTGTATTTGCCGTAAATCCATTACTAATAGCCAAGTCATAGACATATTCGGGTATCCTCGTATTATGGTTGGCGAACTCATGAAGCATTTCTGCTACACACATGGAGGCCTTAATTTCGAAATCTCGCCGATTGACTATAGTTATATCATTTATTATAATTTTTATTTTATTAAGGACATTTTCGATTTGACTCTTTTTCATTCGGAACTGTGTGCCTGGCCCCATTACAATTAGTATAGGGTGGTTATCATTGTCTTCATTTAGTGGTTCGACTACTTCCACCGGTTCTTCGACTACGACTACCACCGGTTCTTCAACTACTACTACCACCGGTTCTTC